TACGAGATGCCTAAGTGACTGGAGTTCAGACGTGTGCTCTTCCGATCTAGCCTTTCGAATTTAACCCGCGAAAGATAGACAAAGCTGACCTTGATAATTTGAGCACGTCAATTGAACACTTTGGACTTGCTGAACCGATTGTAATAAATATCGATAATATTATCATCGGTGGCCATGCACGATATTTTGTTCTGCAAAAAAACGGTGAAACGGAATGTAAGTGTTATATCCCTTCAAGAAAATTAAGTGCTAAAGAAGTTAAGGAATTAAATGTACGTCTTAATAAAAACATAGCAGGCACATGGGACTTTGATATGCTTGCAAACGAATTCGACCTGCCGGACTTGCTTGAATGGGGGTTTAAAGAAGGCGAATTGGGTATATTCGAACCTGCGACAGAATCGGGACAAGGAAAATTAGATGAAAAGAAAAAACATATCTGTCCTAATTGTGGAACTGAATTTTGAACAAAATAAAATTACATCTTGACTGGTGTTCTTATAAAGCTGCTAAATATGCGGTTGAGCATTGGCATTATTCGAAAAGTTTAGCAGTTGGCAAAATGGTAAAAAAATATTGCCCTGGATTAAAGTTAATAATTTCTTTTGCTGATGAAAGACAGGGTCATCATGGGATTATATATCAGGCCGGAAATTGGATTTATACCGGCAAATTAAAAAGTACACCAATGTATTACGATAAGGGGAAATGGTGCCATCAACGGCAAATTAATTCTTTATATGGAACTATAACAAATCACAAAATTAGAAAAGATGGCGGTTACCGATATAGATATTTGATGCCGCTTACATCAGAAATTAAAAAACAAATCGAAGTATTAAAAAAACCATATCCAAAAATTTTATGCGGCAATGTTGTAAAAGAGCATATTTCGCTTTCCAGTGAAAAGGTAGCAGTGTAATGCTGACTTTGCCGCTCCATTTATTATTATGAATAAATCAAAGAAACATATTACAAAGAAGAAAGCTTTAGTTAAGAAAATTCAGAATAATTCAATTTCTGTAGAAGATTTAGAATTAAATAACACTGATAAGAAAGTTCTTGAATTCAAACTGAAATATCCGGAATTAAGAGATAAAGAAATTGCTAATATGCTCCATATATCAGGGGAGTGGATTTGTAAAATACAAAAGAAACCCGCTTACATTAAGGCTTATGCATATTATACAAGTGAGACTTTATCGATTATAAAAGAGACAAAAGCAGAGGCTGCAAGAACATTAAAATCATTATTGAGAGCCAAAAGCGAAATGGTGAGATTCTGGGCAGCAAAAGCATTTATTGAGAACGAATTAAATCTTGAGAATAGTGATGATGTGCCTGAATTTATTATCCAGGATGAATGGAAATGAAAATAAAAATTGATGAATGTATATAATTTTATTTATCATAATGCTTATCAATCAGACTAACACATTAAAGGCTCAGTATGAGTTTGCAACAACCTATCCAGATCAATACCGGCATCCGGCAATCGTAGGGGGATTTGGTTCAGGGAAAACTGCATCAATAGCCTTACGATGGGTATATCTCATAAATTGGCGAGCTGCTAATCAATGTGTTCAAACAAAGATGATGATTGTTGAACCTACTAAAGAGATGATAAGAGATATCCTGATTGAACAGCTTGATAAATTCTTTAACAGATATAATATACCGCATCACTATCATAAGACCGAACATAATTATACAATCAGATTAAAGAAGGCGGGCAAGTTTTATAATTTCATGGCGCGTTTAAGATCATCTGATGTACCCGAGGCATTGACAGGCAAAAACTTGACTGATGTTATCATCGATGAATATGATAAGAAGCATTCTGTTCAGCATCAAAAAGATGTTTGGAAAGAATGTATATCAAGAACTCGTGAGGCGGCATTAGGTACTGTAGGAGTTGTTACGACACCTGAAGGTTATAAAAATACTTACGAACTTTGGGGCGAATGCGATTATAAAGAGAAAAAGAATTTCAAGCTTATCCGGGCGAAGACCTACGATAACTTTTTTAATCCTCCTGATTATGTAGAAAATTTAAGAGAACAATATTCAGCTGAATTAGTAAAGCAGTATATCGAAGCTGAATTCATTAACCTCCTGCAAGGGAAAGTTTATTATGCATTTAACAGATCACTTAATAATACTGAACGAGTTTATGATCCCAACACTCCAATTGATTTGTGTGTAGACTTTAACGTCAATCCGATGAAATGGGTGGTAACTCAAAGGTTCGGAGAAAATTTATTTGCAATTGATGAAATAGTAAAGCAGAATACTTATACTGAGGAAATGGCAAAGGAATTTCGTAAAAGATATATGACAGACCATGCAGGTGGTTTAGCTTTAAGAAAAGTTGTTGTATATGGTGATTATTCAGGCAATTCAAGAGATACACGAACTCGTACCACCGATTATGAAATAATCAAATCCATTATCCCGAATTGCGAATTAAGAGTGAAGCCAAATGGGTTAGTCATCGACCGCATTAATGCAGTGAATTCAAGATTCTGTAATAGCCAGGGTGCAAGACGTTTCTTCATCAACGTAAACAAGTGCCCTCATTTAACGAGGGACTTTGAGCAGGTTGTGTGGAAAGAAAAAACAAGAGAGATTGATAAAACAACTAACCCGGATTTAACACATGCCTCTGATGCTGTAGGGTATAGGATAGTTTACGACTGGCCGCTTAAAGGCAGTATCATTACAAAAGTTTCAAATATGTATTAGGAATCATCATGGATTTAAGTAAAGAAATTCTTATCGCAAAAAGAAAAGCAATATTGAAAGGTCAGCAGGATATTATTTCAAGGGCAGAAGATTTCAGAGCCTTCTATGAAAATGATTACGATGAAATAAAAAAAATAATCGTTCGTGAATTAGAAGGGAAAGTATTTTCAAAAGAGACACTCAAGAAGATTCGCATCCAGCACATGAACATTATTCACAAGCCACTTAACAGAAAGGTTGCCGGTATCATTGATGAAGAGCCTGTGAGGTATCTTGAATTCGAATCTGAAAAAACAACTGCAGAAGATGGTACTGAAATAGAAGTTGAGGGTGAATATTCAAAGCAGCAGAATGAACTGCTTGAAAGAGTACTTGTTATGTGCGATTATAACTTGAGAGTCAAGGAGGCACTTAAAGCCTCTGAATTCTTTAACATAGTTCTTTCACTACCTGTTTGGAATGAAGACAATATCGGTAATGAATTGAGAATAGATAATCTCTTACCTGACGATTATGTCCCAGTTACAAAAAAAGATTACTTGGTACTTGATAAGATAAGTATATCGAGGGTAGACGAAAAGCATAGCTATTATTGGCTTGTATTCACAGAAGAAGAAAATTACATCATTGATAACATGGGTAATGAAAAAGATATTGTCAAAGAAGAATCATCGAATAATGGTGTTAATCCTTATAAGACTGCTGAAGGTAAGGGTATAATTCCAATTGCTATATTAAGAAAAAATATTGGTTCTGATTTTTATGGTGAACCAAATTGGAATCTTTATTTAACAGCTCTTGAATTTGATATTGCACGAACTGATTTTAGGCATACAGAAACTTTTCAGCACTTCGGAATTTGGTTCGCTGTTAATACCAATTTACCCGATGGATATATATTCAGCCCAAATAAATTAGTGCAGGTTAAATCAGAAGACCCTAATAGTGTGCAACCGACATTAGAAAATGTGAAGCCTCAAACTGATTTTGACCAATTACGCGAAAATCTGGATTGGCTTATACAAACAGCAAACACACTTGAAAATATTCCAGCTGCAAGTAGTTCGAAAGATGTTGCTGATATATCCGGATACAGCAAGGAGATTGACGAAGGTGAGTTGAACGAAACCAGGGCTGATGCATTAAGCAGACTATATAAATATGAGCTTGACTTGCTTATGAAAATAGCGATTGTATGGAATACTCATAATCCAAATGAAAAGCTTGATATAATAAAAGGTAAATTTCAGATTGATTATTCTCAGGGCAATCCTCATGAGTCCGTGGGTGATAAGAAAAACAGGCGGTCGATGGAAGCTGAATATAAAATTAAAACTCCTATCGATTTTATTATGGAAGACCTTGAAGTTACTGAAGAAGAAGCCCGTACAATTTACGATGCTAATAAAAAATTCTATGATGAAAAAGTTCAACAGCCAGAACAAAAGTTCAGTTCGAGAGCACAAAAGATATTAGGGGAAAAATGAAGATATTTATTATCGCTATCTTAATTCGCACTGCTGTTTATTTCCTTATGCCTGGTAATCCCTCATTTATAAGCTTTGATAGCTGGGAGTATTATTACAACTCGCAGGAACTGCAGGTATGGGATAGAGCTGCTGAAAGGCTTGGTTATGCAGAATGGTATTATCGTACGCCGGCTTATACTTTATTCCTTTACTTGATACGTCCTGACAATGCAATAGCAGTGCAAATTATCATCAGCTCTTTAACAGTGCTTTTATTATACAAGCTTAACTATAAAGCAGGTTGGATGTTCTGCTTTTATCCGATAAGTATTTTCGGAAGCTTTCAGTACATGAAGGAAACGCTTTTAATATTTTTAATTATCTCAGGTGTCTATGTTATTGAAAAACATTTTTATATATGGTTGGATAATGTTAATAATGTTATTATTCGTTTCATACGGCGGGGTTGCAGAGTTTAATACAAGAATAAATCCCGGATTTATGCGGAACGTCTTTGAAATGTGGAAGCCTGATTTTACACAAGCTGCTGTTTATGGATTGTACTGGAATGTAATTCTTGGTTTGCCTTATGTAATATTTTTATTCTATTTCTTTCGTCATGTTAAAGTATTAAGTCTTGAATTTATACTTGTTCTTACGTTCACAATCATATATGGTTTGATTTATGCAAATGCCAGATTCAGGGAACCACTGATGCCATTTTTATTTATTTGGTTTGCAAGGAGATTAGAAAAATGAGAGCAAAAACATTTAAGATATATCGTGATAAAAAAGGAGAATGGAGATTCCAACTCGCTTCTTCAAATGGTAAAATAATTTGCTCAGGTGAAGGTTATAAAAGAAGAGTTGATTGTGTTAAGACTATTCAAAGCATTATCAGAACCACTCACGAAAACAGCCGATTAGTTTATAAGTAATAAAATTTAGGATTAAATATGATTACTATTATTAAAAAAATAAATGGGGGATAGCGAGTTCAAAACAAGTTGACTGGAAAATCAATTAAGAGTTTCAAACTTAGAAGAGCAGCATCTCTTTATGCTCAATCTATATCAGCAAAAGTTTTTTTATGTGATGAATCCGGGAATGTTATTGAAACAATATCGGGGCTGACAAAATGAATAACTATCTTCTTGTTACTGAATTCCAGAAAGGGGATGTGGTTGCTCACGTGTTAGATGATGAGTTTACTTATGTTGTGCAAACTTTTCACCTTAATACAATAGATAATACTGACACCGTTACAAATTACACTATCGGTTGCACCGACCCGGAAGGTGGATTGAAATATTTCTTTCCCAACGAACTTAAAGTGAAAGTTAAATGCGAGGATGTAAAATAGTGTGTGATTGCAAATCATATAATCTAAATATCGGAGAAATTAAAGAGGCTGTATTAGAAGTCCCTAAGCACATGCAAGGGATATTGCATAAGAAAACGGTTTGTGTAGATAATTGCATAGCAGGTTCCATAAGAAAATTATGGGAAAATAAAATAACTACTCTTGGATGTTGCTGCGGACATAATATAAAGGCTCCGAGCGTAATTATCTCAGATGTATATAATAAATATGAGGAATATATGTTTATCCAGAATTTATTAAAAATATATGATGGCAGGAATTGGGATGTTTTGCAGTGGAAATTAACCAAGGTGAATCTATGAATCCCAAAGAGCAATTCTTAGCCGACTTAGAAAAGATAAAAGCGAGATTCATTAAAGTTATACAAGACCTCGACCCCGGCAAGTTGAATCGGGTAGAACTGGCAAGGCTTATATCCGAATATGATTTCTTTAGCGAATTAAGAGCTACGGGTTTAGATGATAGTCTTGAACAATTCTTTGATGATTATGATGAGCAGCTTCAATTACTTATTGATATTGCTTATAAAGAGAGAGTACGAAATGCATTCACAATAAACAACCAAGCACTTGAACAATTAAAAAATTTAGATGCTGAAATATTATTGGGACGGGCAAAAGATTATGCATCTATAATGAAGCGGGGATTATTATTAGGTGCTATCGAAGGTAAGCCCTTTGATGATGTAGTAAAAGAATTATCTGAAATTCCTTTAACAAATGCTCAGATCAACGCAGCGATTACTACAGGATTTAATGATTACGGCAGGGCACTAACAGCAGTGACGTTCCCGGATAAAGAGCAACAATTTATCTATGTTGGGACTATCATCGAGACTTCTGCTAAATCATGTACCTGGTTACTTATGAATCAACCCGAAACCGGTTATCTGAAATCAGAAATTGATAAAGGGATAAAAACTCCCTTCGGCATGATTAACTGGAATGGCCGTATTCCCAATTTCAATTGTGATGATGAGTGGCTGCCTGCTACTAAAGAAATTATCAAAAGAGCCAAGACCTTTAAATCCGAATATGCTAATTTGGCAGCAATGGTATTACAGGGAAAGGGCAAGAAATGATTGATTATCAAAAATATCTCACGAAAGACTTTTGGAATAAACTTGCTGTAGCTGTTGTCTTGCGTGTCCAGGACGATGCAAAAAAAGGTTTAATGCAGGATGGGCAAAGGAATCTAAAATATAAATCTAAAGAGTACATGGAATATAAATCTCTGAATATGCGTCGGAAAACCAAGACTACAAAATCAGGTAAGACTAAATCAGCTGTTAAATTAAAGACAAAAGATCATTATTACATAAGAGACTCTGAAAAATGGAAATCTACCGGTAATAGATTAAAGCAATACCAGGGAAGACAAATTGTAAGTAATCAGGTTGCTTATGTTGATATGACTTTAACCGGTGAAACGTTCCGCAATTACATGAACGGAATAAAAGTACAGCCTGATAACCTTGGTGTATCACTCGGATATTCGGCTCAGGATGCTGATAAGATATTAGGTAATCAGAAGCATGGTCGTCAGGTTGTTGGGTTGAATAAACAGAATACCGATTTCGTTTATGATGAAATATTCAAAGCGATACTCAAACCAATCGATGAAAGTTGGAAGAAAGATATTACTATCAATATCGGTTAGTCTCTCTAAAAAATAATAAAAATACTTATTTAATTTAACGTAGAAAGATTCTTAGTTTCCGCATGAAAATTAAAACAAGCTAAAATGCCTGTAGTAATTAAGGATAACAAAAATGTAATTATTGCAAAACCTAACCCTGAAAAATTTCCTTTATGGATTGAGATCGGGGATAAGAAGTATAAACTTGTTTTGACAAAAGAAAAAAAATTGATTCTTAATTAAATTAAATTGCGGGGTAGAGAAACTGGTATCTCATCGGTCTCATAATCCGAAGTTTGCGGGTTCAAATCCCGCCTCCGCTACTAAGTGACATAAGCCAGCGAAAAGTTTTTATAACTAATTAGCAAGCCAACATTTCTAATCGGATGATTAGTCGTGTTGGCTTTTTTATTTATTAACTCGGAGGAGTTAAGTGAATCGTGAAGAGTATGTAGCAAGCCTGGAAGGGTTGTCAGACGAAAAGAAAAACAGCTTGATCTCAGTTTTTGATGATTATGAAAAAGAAAAATCAATTAAGACTGATGTGATTAAAGATCGTGACAATCTTAAAGCGAAACTGAAAGAAGCTGATGAAAAAAAAACAAAAGAGTTGGAAGACTCTCAAAAAGAGCAGGGCAAGTTCAAGGAGTTGTACGAGTCCACAAACGTAAAGTTAACCGAGCATGAAAAAACAATTGCTGAGTTAACAGACTATAAGGAAAAATATACTAAAGTGGAAGCTGATAGGAAAAATGAACTTATAGAAAAATTGCCGAATGATGATTTGAAAAATCTTGGTAAGAAATTTCAAAGCCTGGATGAGCTGAAGGAATTCGTAGATGTTTCTTTGAAAACATTCGGTAATAACAAAACATTGCCAGTGGACAGCGGCCGTGGAGGCAAAGTAAAAATTGAAGTCGGGAAGAAATGGGATGAATACTCTTACTCTGAACGTGCTGAAATTAAAAAGTCTAACCCCGAACACTGGAACAAATTATTTAGAGAAAAATATCCTAACCAGTAAAAGGAGTTTTTTAAGATGCCTACTACAGACATAGGTGTATTAAGTGATTTCGTCAATACCTTTCAGGATGAGGGATTTCAGACGGAATTACAGGCAGAGCTTGTTGACAGGCTCGGTGCTTTTTCATCCGGAATTCTAACGCAGACAACTGTTATATCTGCAGGCGAATCCGGGAATTTCGTTAACATAACTCAGTGGCCTACGGTATCCCAAGAACCTGAACAGATACTTAGCGGTGAAGATGCTAACATCTATTCATTCGCTGATTACAAGCAACGCGCCGCTTGGGTTGAAAGGGTTCTTGCATTCGGTGTTGAGAATCTTGTTGAAATAATTGCAAAGAAAGACCCTCACGGAGCGGTTATAGATCAGGCTGCTAATATCTGGTCTAAAGCAATTCAGAAATCTGCAATCTCCCTTATAAAAGGTTGCATGGGTGTACTTGCAGCTACTCATACAACCGGTGGGATTTATATCGGGAACAAAATAAATCTTGATGCTTTCAGAGATGCTAAGCAATTGTTAGGAGATGCTCAGGAGCAGTTAGTAAGGGCTCTTGCACATTCTAAAGTCCTTAATGATGCAACAGGCTCAATTCTCAATGCATTCCCCGCTGTCGATAGCGTTTCGGGACAGATCATAAATAATGGTCTTAAAAATAACATCTACGGTACACTCGCTATTATGGATGATAGTGTTGCTGCTGTGGGTGATGTTTATTCTACTTATCTCGCTGCACCTGGTTCGCTTGGTTACAAATTCGATAAGTGGATAAGGCGTGATGTTAACGGTAATCAGGTAATTGCCAATACAGTTGACTTCGAATTCCAGAGACTTCCCCGTACAGGCGGCGGTCAGGATGTACTTTATATGAGGGCTAAATATTTAGTGCACATGTTTGGAATGTCCTACACGAGTGCAACTGCCAATCCTACTGATGCACAGTTAGCTACTGATGTTAATTATACTAAAGTGGCTGATGACGATAGAAAAATAAAAGTTGTTGAATTAAAAACTTTATAACAGGAGAAAGAGATGAAAACATTATATGCAATGTTAGTTATACTCCTCTTGTTAGGAGTTCTAAATTTAACAAAAGCCCAGGGGGCATCATCCGGTTACGGAATTTTATATAGTTCTGCCATAACCGCAACTAATGATACCCTGCAGAGTTCATGGGTTAATATTGGTGATGCATCTGAAGTGTGGTTAACATTTTCGGTTAATGATTCTGCTAATATTAAATTCACAGTTAATTACAGAACTGGTGGCGATGAGTATGCATCTTATACTGATTCTGTTTTTACTAATTCTGATGCAGGTGCATTCATACCTGTTTTATTAAAAGGTCAAAAGGGATTAGCCCGATCTATTCTCACACAGGATACTGTATCCGTTTTATTGCAACCTGTTTACATAAATCAAATACCTGGTGCAAATTATATAAGGCTGAATTATTTCCGCGGGCCTAATAACGACTCTAAAATAAATGCAGTTACTTACAGAGTGCAGGCAAGGTTGATCTTTAAGAAGTAAATAATGAGTGCCTGAAATATGGCACTCTTTTCTTTTCAAATAAAATTACAAAGTCATGGCAAAAGCAAAAGAAGAATCCGTCGGTGAATCTGAAGTAAAACCCGCTGAAAAGTTTATAATCTCAGGCAAGGTCTTAGACCAGGGATATTATGCTAATATCGATGGCAAGGACTTTTATGTTGCAAAAGGAACTATAAAAAAAGTATTAAATGACCAGAACGAACAGGTAGAAAAAAGAGTTCCGGGCTCAGTCGCAACAATCGAAGTTATCAATGGAGATAGAATCTTAACCCCGACCGGGAAAAAGTATTTTGAGGGTTTAACTGACAAGCAATTTAAAGTGTTAGCAAGCGCCGGGGTTATTGTTCTTACAAAAGAGCAAGCAGATAGATATAAATCACTACTGTAATGTTTTCAGCCGAAATAACACATAATGATTTGATTCAGCAGGAAGATTCTTTAATAAACTACTTGCGTAACCTGCCGGATTGGAATAAAAAAATCAGTCTGGCAAAACATTTTGTAAGCCGTGAAATAAAAATGAACGGCAAAGAGCTAAAAAAGATTTGTATACCTCTTTATTTGGCTAAAGAAACTAATTCCGGGAGTTACGAGGGCGAAGCCTGCTTAGATAATGTTGAGAGACTAAGGCTTGTTATTGATGCTGAGTGCACTGATGATACTCATTTTCGGTTAAAGGGCTCTGATACCAAAGATGGTGCGTTCATCCCAATTCCTTTAATCGATGCAGAAGGCGCCGAAAACTATACTATAAGTTTCAGCGGCATTGAGAAAAAAACTGCCGTCATAGTTCAGGCTCACAAGTATTATAAAATTTCAGTTGAGGGTGAAACTGAAAGGACGTTCACTGCATATCTTATTGAAACCACTTTCGAATTGCCGGTAACTTTTAAGTCTCTTGAATTTATATTCAAAGACCTGCAGGCTGAACAAAATTCTAATTTTGAGGGTAAATCAGAATACTATCGCGACATTTATAATGATGCTATGGCTAATGTAGTCTATAGCTATGATGAGAATGAAGATGGTATTGCTGATGAAACTGAGATCAATAATACCAAGACTATTACCCTGATGAGGTAATGACGATGGATTATAAATCTGAAATAGCTGCTATTCTTGATGCAAAGGGTTATGCGGAAATTCCTGACAATAAACTACCTGAAGCTTCATCTTCCAATTTCAAGGATAAAGGTTACAGCTTAAAATTCACCGGCTTATCGGGGGTAAATTACCTGGCTAATGATGGGATGGATTATCTCAATAAATACAGGCTTGAAATTGGATACATCACTCAGACTCCCGAACAGAGAGCCGAAAAAGCAGCAGACTTTATTTTATTATTTAAAGATATCTCAAAGCTTCCTGATTTCAATTCATTTACTTCCGACCCTTCATTTGATGATTACGGAGACTCTACACATTGCAAAGGAGCTATTGAGCTACTTATAGGAGTTGAATGTACATGTTAATAACTATTAAGAAAAAAACCGGGTATGAAGATCATCAATGTCTAACAGGCTTAGATGAAATCCGGGATAAAGATTTTAATGCGGGCAAGGAAATTGGTGTAACATTGGAAGAGCTAAATACTCTCTCTCATTATACCGGTTCCTGGCTTGATATTATAGGAGAGGTTAAAGATGTCGATTAAAATATTAGGCAAGCAACTTCAACTTGGTATTGCAAGGCAAACCAACTGGGCAACACCCGTTGCTGCTAATGGAGCATTCAAACATATATTCGCCGATGCGGGTTCAGTTATCCCGGATCCTGATGTTCAGGTCGATGAAGATAATCTAACATCTGGTTATGGTGTTCATTCTGAGCTTGAAAGATCATCTGTTGATTCAACATCGGGAATTCCAAAAATAAGCTATACGATGCCGGTTGATGTATTCACATTCGCCCCTCATATTATTAGTGCACTGCAGGGAGTTAACGAGGCTGATATTCAAGACAATTTTGAGAAGGCAGTTTTCTGCGGCGGCCGTAATGGAGTCATTGACTTTAATGGTAATGCAGGCTATCTGCATACGCTGGCACTGAATCCTGTAACGAGCGGTGATGCGGGTATGAGGCTTACCAATGCGATTATAGACCAGTATAATTTGACAATTGATTTCAATGCCCGTGGGCGTGCAAGAAAAATGCAGGCTTCAGTTGTATGGGCGGGTAATGAACTTATGAAAGAAGAAACATTAAACGGAGTATGGACAAAAACTACTCCCGATTATTTTCATACGTCTGATACATTTGCATTTACCACTTTGACCCTTAACGGAGTGAACTGGGTTAATGAATGTGTAAGACGATTTGAACTTAATATTCAGAATAATGTTGCACGTAATTGTGTAACTGGTCAGGGTAAAGCGAATCAGTGGGATATTTCTCCTGTTATAACCGGAAGCATTATACTTGATTTGAATGCAGTCACTGAAAAGGTGATAGGCGATTATATGTCCGGCAGCCGCAACTTGCTTAACTGGACTATCAAAAATGGTGTTGACACGAGGACATTTAAAATCATGAGTCTGGTTGCAACTAAATGTATGCTTACGGCTAATCCTTTTCAATATAACGATGATTTCTTAGGAGTTGCACTTCAATTCCAGGCTAAATCTGAAAACGGAGGGAACGTCCTTAATTGTTCATTCACAGATGGGAATGATTGGGGGTACTAATTGAACATTCCATTAAAGATATCAGATAAATGTGGGTTTTGGATCTTGCTTCAAGATGATGTGAAATTGCTCATTGATTATTTGACTGTAGATCAGCAAGAAGAAATGGAAATCCTGCGATATGAGGTTGAGCTTGAAATTGATGAGTTAATGGAATTGTCTGTCAAGATTTCTGATGCTGTTAAAAACAACAAAAAGGTAGCTGCAAAATTAAGTAAAGACTTTGATTACAAGGCTCGTAATCCAAAAATTCTTAATTACTTCCGTTCGTATATCGCATGCTCAATCAAGGATTGGAAGGGCATTATAAATGCAGATACCAAAGAGCCTGTCCGTTGCGATGTAGAAGATAATAAGCTTACTAAAGAAAGCCTGTGGCTCTTAGCCAGGATGCCTTATGATGCTCTTTCAATTTATAGTTTAATCCTCCAGGAAACTGAATTTAACAGTAATGATAAAAAAAAATCCAATTCTGCAAAGTCTTAGATAATGAGGGCTTGTTATCAGGAGTTATCAGAAAGTTCCCGGTTACTGTTTACGATTCTTATAATAAAATTGATATTGAAATCAGTTCCGTTGATGAACTAATTGAGTTAATAAGCAAAACCTATCTTGACCTTTCGGAGCTATCTGATAAAGTAAAATTATCTCATGTGCTGGATAAGCTCTGTATAGGTAAAGAATATGAAGTTGATACTATGCAGATAGCAGATAAGAGGACACTAAAGATCATGAAGATGTATGAGTTTTATAAAAATAATCCTTCCGCCGCTTCTGACTCTTACATCTGGTTTGAATCCGTTTACATGCTTTCCAAGCTTGAACCTAAAGGACTTTTCTAATGGCTGATAGTAACAGAAATCTTAATACTAATATTCGGGTGAATGGTGCATCTGAAGCTGCTGCCGCAATGACGAAACTTGACCAGGCCGAAAAGAACCTGACTAAAACTAAAAGGCAATTAAGCGGAACCGCTGTTAATACAAACGGCGTCTTAATTTCGTTTGGCAGGATTGCCCAGGATATGCCTTACGGCATTATAGGCATAACAAATAATGTTCAACAATTTGCAGAACAATTTAAATATTTAAGAGACCAAACCGGCAGTACAAAAGCTGCTATGACTACTTTCTTTTCTTCATTCAAGGGTGCGGGCGGATGGTTATTCACAATAAGTTTAGCAACCTCACTCATACAAATATTAAGCATGCAGCTTAATAAAGCTGCAAAAGAAGTATCCGCCTTCCGGCTTGAGACTTTGGTTGCAAAAACAAATTCAGAATTGTTTGCCGAAGGTTTGAGGAACGTCCGTAAAGAATTACTTGAACTAACTGAAAGAGGTCTTGCTGATAAGATAGGGCAATTAAGTCTTAAATTGATTGAGACCTCTAAAGCCTTATTGATGGCTGGGGCATTGGAGGCTTCAAGGGCGGGTAATTTTTGGAATACAATTTTCGGCGATAACCCGGAAGAGTTAAGAAAAAAATTACTTGAAATATCAGGCGCCCTCAATGAAGCATTCAAAATAACAAGCGGGCATTCTTCTATTATCGGGGGGATAAATGCGCAAATAAAAAAACAGCAGGAAATAATAGATGATGTTGCTGCTACCGAAAGTGCTCTTAACGCAGCTGTAGAAGAAAAAGCGAGGCTTGAAAAACAAAGAAATGAATTGCTTGAGAGTCAGGAAGAAAGAATCAAGCGCATCACTACTGAACAAGAGAAACAGAATAGTCTAAGGCTAAAGGCTATAAAAGAAGAACGTGAAAAAACCATCCAGATGTTTGATGATATTTTTAATCGTATTTCAGGCAGCACAAAAGGCTCTGCATTTAATTTCGGTACTTCATTTACATCTGAAAGTGAAGAAAAACTCTTTAAGCAGTCGACTGATATGATGGAAAAGCTTAAAGCCTCATTCGAACGTCAGGGATTGGTCTGGAACAAAGAAAACAGAGAATGGGCTTTTAATATAGCTTTCTCATTCAGTAGTTCAACTGATAATAAATATAAATCTCTATTCAGAGGCAATGTAAATCAGTTTAATACAGGTTTTTCAGGTGATAGCCGTCCCTGGGATAATTGGATAGAAAAGTCATTAAAGAATGATGACAATATAAAATTAGCTAAAGACTTCGCTGATTCATTCGGGGATATGATGCAGGCTGCAGGAACTTCCGCATTTGAAAAAATATTCGGTGAAGCTAATTCACTACTTGAGATATTTATTTCCAGGTTCACAAGTAAATTACTTGACAGGGAGACTGAAAGTTTAGTTGGTGATTTATTTGGTTGGCTTCCGGGTGGGAGCATTCTCGGGGCTTTATTCGGTAAATCATCTTCTGCCAAGACTGTTATCAACGTTACAATTGGTAATGAAAAGATTCAGAAGATGTTTGATGATTATGTCCCGACCGCATTTAACAACGGTGTTCGAAACAGGAAGATAGTATTGCAATGATAACTCCTGCAATGATACCGGCAAGAGATAATCAGGTAATATGGATTATTGTTATCAACGATACTATTAAATTGTCTTACCCAAAATCGATAATACTAAGTGCGAATCTTTATGATGGGGCATCTATTCAGAAAAATTCCTTATCCGGGTTAAATAAAAATATCAATTTCGTTGATGGAAACAACATCGGGCAGGTAGGAACGTTCTCATTTCAAATTGCATGCTATTCTAATAATGCCTCACTTGACGGATTCTTTAATGAGTTCTATCCGGGTAATGCTAATTACATAACAAATAGAATTGTTAAAGTGGGCATTGTTTGGGATACTGCTTTACTTGAATCTCAGATTACATGGTTAGACCAGTACTTTATAAGGGTATATTTTAACAGCCCTAATTTATTAACCGTCGATTGTACTGAACTTGCAGAAGTAGAATCAAAAATGATTCCGCCTTATTTGGTTGGTGAATCGAATGAGATTATAAATGTCCCTGATGAAGAAACTACAGAATTCAACGGAAATGCAATTCCAATTGTATACGGTCAATATCCCGACCGCGCAAATTGGTATGAAGATATAAATGTAGTCCCGGCACTGTTGGTTAATAAAGGTCTCGGTGATTTTATAATTACTTGTCATAAGTGCTATGCCCGCAATGACAGCAATCTATTTACTTATTCAGAAGAATATGATGAAATATTTACTCTCTATGATTCTGTTACGTCTGGTGGATTGGTTGATACCAATACCCATAGAGGATATTGGTTGAGTACTAATTACGGTTTTCTGTTCATGGACATGAATTTAAGACTTCCGCAAAAGGGAGATGGTAATGCATCTAATAGTTATAGATTGTCATCTGACAGAGATGTATCTACTTATGCAGTTGTAAATTATAATCAGAGAATGGTTGTATGCCTTCCTGCGAGAGATATTGAATTCGGAAATTATAATGAATTAACTAC